TGCTGAGCCCAGTTCAATGTGGTACAGCAGTTGACACGGCTGCTTCTTTCTCGTGGGCGATGACTGATGACTTTAGTGCAACTGCCACAGCGGCTGGTTCAACTAATGCTATTGGTGCAGTTGTTGGTACAGATACGTGGGGATTGGAAAATAATACTGCCATTCCCGAAATTGATTTGAAAGTCGATTCCGTGTCTGTCACGGCTATCACCAAAAAGCTGAAAGCTAAGTGGACACCAGAACTTGGTCAAGATCTTAATGCTTACCATAATCTGGATGCCGAAGTTGAGCTTACGTCAATTCTTTCTGAGCAAATTGCTCTTGAGATTGACCGCGAGATCATGGAAGACCTCGTTAAGGGCGCATCGGCAGGCACGTACTACTGGTCCCGCTCCCCCGGTTTGTTCGTAAATCGATCTACTGGAGCCGAAGTCGGTGCTTCTGCGAAAGCTCCGGACTTCACCGGTACCGTTTCTGAGTGGTATGAGACTCTCATTGAGACAATCAATGATGTTTCTGCTCAGATTCATCGGAAGACCTTGCGTGGTGGTGCCAACTTTGTTGTTACTTCTCCGGAAGTTGCAAATATCATGGAGTTTACTGCTGGCTTCCGAGCTAGTGTGACTGCTGATGACAACAAAGGTGTCGCAGGTGCGCAAAAGGTTGGTAGTGTAAGTAAGAAATTTGACGTTTTCGTCGATCCTTACTTCCCGCGCAATCTTTGTTTGGTCGGTCGTAAGGGCAATAGCTTCCTTGAAAGTGGCTATGTATATGCTCCTTATGTGCCGTTGCAAGTTACTCCCACAATCTTTGGTGTGGAAGATTTCGTGCCCCGCAAGGGTGTCATGACTCGATATGCCAAGAAGATGGTTCGTCCCGATATGTACGGCTTAGTCGTCGTTCGCGGACTGCTTGGTGAGAGTGGCAACTAAACCATAAGATAGATTTTTAATCTAGTATTAGCCCTCACCCCTGAAAAGGTGAGGGCTTTTTTTACTTCTAAAAAGTGAATATGCCAAAATTTACGCGGCCAATTTTTTGAGATTTTGGGTATTAGAAACTATTTATTAGAAAGGAGGCTCATCATGGGTAAAAAATGGAAAAAACTTTGGTTAACAAGAAAAGTAAAAAAAGCGGCGCAAGAGGTCGCAGAGATCGTGGAAGAAACGACAAAAAAGGTTAAAAAAGAGAAAAAGAGACCATTTTGGAAAAAGAAGGAAGATAGCTAATACTTTCTCTGTAGCTTTTTCTGCTTTCTCCAACTATTTATAGTAAGGAGAACTAATGAATGGCGCGTCCCACCTTAAATCCACAATCCCAGACAAGCACGGTGGTGCTTCCATCTGCAAGCGTTGCTGGTAATGTAGAAAACAGCACAGAACTACCTTTTCAGCTATACTCTACTTCTTCCTCGGATTTGTTTTCCCAATATTTTTGTTCCGGAGCAGCCGATCAGGTTGCCTACACGTATAAAAAGTTTGGTGGAGACGTATTAGACATTGAATTAACCAGTGGTAGTGTTTTTGCAGCTTACGAAGAATCTACATTAGAATATTCTTATATTCTTAACCTACATCAAGCAAAAAATTCATTATCAGATTTGATGGGCTTTTCTACCGGTACATTTGACCAAGATGGGCAGATTCAAAGCGGAAGCAACTTGTATAAACAAAATGTTAACCTTAAATTCCCGCGATTCGAGTTTTCGTATGCTCGAAGAGTTGGTCTTGGCACCTCTACTGAAATTGGTTTTGGCGGCGAAGTGACAATCTATTCTGCATCCTTTAGTGGGTCGACAGGGAACCAAGATTTTGATTTGCAACAAATTATTTCTTCTTCAGCGGCCTCAAACGACTCTTTGGATTTTTACGGGAAAGTAGGAAATAAAAGAATTAATGTAACAAAGGTTTATTATAAAACCGCACAAGCTATGTGGCGGTTTTACGGATATTACGGCGGCTTAAATACAGTCGGGGATTTATCTAGCTACGGCCAATGGACAGACGACTCAACATTTCAAATAATTCCTGTGTGGCAAAACAAAGCACAGTCTATGGCCTTTGAAGATGCAATTTATACAAGAAATTCACAATATTCGTATGAAATAAAAAACAATAGAATAAGAATATTTCCCAACATGGTTCAAACTAGTCCAAAAAGATTCTGGATGGAATTTTTTGTTGATTCAGACCCATGGACAACCGATGACACTGAAGGCCGCGGCGGTGGGTCCACCAGCGATGGCATTAATAACTTAAATACATTGCCTTTCGAAAACCTTCCCTATGAGAACATTAATGCGATTGGCAAACAGTGGATTCGAAGGTTTGCATTGGCACTCTCCAAAGAGACCTTGGGCACGATTAGAAGTAAATTTAGTACAATACCAATTCCTGGCGACAGCGTAACATTAGATGGCAAGGATTTATTAACGCAGGCACACACTGAACAGAAAGATTTAAGAGAAGAATTAAAAACCATCTTAGATGAGCTAACTTATACAAAGTTAATGGAAGATGATGCTAAACTCATGGAGGCCGTAAATACTATTGACAAGCACATACCATTAAAGGTATATGTGGGATAAAACAGAATGCCTTTAGACAAAAATAAATGGTCTCAGCCTGCTGCTCCGCCACCACCTTTATTTTTAGGTAAAAAAGAGCGGGATCTTGTAAAACAAGTAAATGATGAATTAATAGAGCGTGTTATTGGCCAAGAAGTTATTTATTATCCTATTAGCATAGAAAATACTAATTTTCATCCTTTGTATGGGGAAGCTATTGAAAAAAGCTTTTTAGCCCCTATAAGAGTTCATGCCCTTGTAACATGGTTGGGTTATGCCACTACCGTATCTAATTTAGGGATTGATAAAAGATTATCAATCACAGTTAAATTCCACCGGCGCCGCCTAACAGAAGATCAAAACATATATGTCCGTGAAGGTGATTTCGTTTTATATGGCCAAGATTATTTTGAAATTCTTACACTCAACTATCCAAAACAAATATTTGGACAAGCGTGGGCAGGCTGGGATAGAGTGTTTGAAATCGAAGCAAAATGTGTAAAAGCAAGAGAGGGGACTTTCGATGGCACCTGATTACTCATATACTGGAATTGAAAATGCCAATGATGTTCTAAACGAAGTCATAATGGAGCCCTCAGATTTAGAAACAATCGACTTTGCCTTTTATGATTATATTAACGATAAAATGAATATTCACGTTGAAACAAACAAAGGGTGGAAAAAAGTACCTATTATCTGGTCATCCCCAGAGCGCGCATTCTTTACAAAAGAGAAAAAAGAATTATATGATCTAGATGGTACATTAATTTATCCTATAATGAGCATAGAAAAGACCTCTATAGCTAAAAATTTAGAAAGAAAAGGTAAGTATTATGGAGCGCCCCCACTCATGACAGAATCAGATCATGGTGGCAGAATTACTATTGGAAGAAGAATTGTTCAAGATAAAACAACCAACTTTTCTGTGGCGAGTAATAGAAAAAAGTTTAGTACTGTCAATAGAACTCCTGGCCGCCAGCCTTATTACCCTAAGATCAAGAAGAATAAAAAAATTGTAGTTGAAACACTATACATGCCGCAACCTGTTTATGTGGACATTAATTACGCCCTCACTCTCAAAACAAACTATCAACAAAATATGAATCAAATGTTGCAGCCGTTTACAACGTTGGGGGGCCATATCAATTCTTTTTTAATTAAACGGGCCGGCCATCAATATGAAGTCTTTATGAAAGAGATAACTCACGAAAACAATCTTGCATCTTACACCGATGAAGAAAGGGTATATCTAACAAAAATTAATTTCAATGTATTGGGGTATTTGATTGGAGAAGGAAAAAATCAGAAAAGACCTAAAATTATTCGGCGCGAAAACGCGGTCGAAGTTAAAGTACCCCGAGAACGAGTTATTGTGAGTGACACGCAACAATTTGACCCTAAGAGCGATTTTTATAGAGATTGAGAATCTTAAAAAGGTTTTTGCATAGTTTTATTACTATTTATTAAAGAAATAAGCATGTTCACCAAAGGAGAATTAGGTCATGTCGTCTAGAAAATTTAAGTTTATATCACCAGGAATTTTTATCAAAGAAATTGATAATTCTCAGTTATTGGCAGAACCAACAGCCATGGGCCCAGCAATTATAGGAAGGCTTGCACAAGGCCCGGCACTAAAGCCAATTCAGGTTAATTCTTTCTCAGACTTTGTTGATATTTTTGGTAAACCACTCGCGGGCAATCAAGGCGGTGACGTCTGGCGTTTTGGGAACTTCACGGCGCCGACATATGCAGCATATGCAGCGCAGGCATGGCTTCGAAACAACTCTCCAGTAACAATGGTTAGACTTCTGGGTCAAACCAACAGCAACGCCAACGACAGTACTGCTTGGGCTGGTTGGAAGACCAGTAACATTGATGGAACATCTAGTTACTCAGAAAATGGAGGCGCCTATGGGCTTTTTATCTGTGAAGGCACCCCTGGCTCATCTATCATACCCACCACTTCTACGCCATGGCCATCAGGATCTGCGATCACTTCAGGTACAGCATATGCTAGCGCTTCTATAACCATGGAGGCCACGGCATCCATGGATACGAAACCCATTATGCTTACCGGCTCAGCCGGCAGTCACATATTTACAGCAACAGGGGCATTTGATCCTAGCTGGGTACAAGATTATTTCTTAACCGGCGCTAGCGAGACAGAGGCGGCCACTAACCTTGCCGCGCTTATTAATGCTTCTGCATCGGCTGATTTCAGCTCTAATTCTGATGGCGCCGTTGTTCACCTTACCGCTTCAGCCATTGGCTCAACAGCCAACTCTAATAGTTTGACTTCTAGTTTGGCTGCCGCGTATTCCGTAACTGGGTCAACAATCGGCACCGATACATTATTTTCGGGTGGCGAATCACGCGCCCTTGGCGCAGCCCTAAACGGAACTCTTGCTGCCGTTTGGTATTTAAACAACGGCGCCATTGCTCTTTCTGGCCAAACAATAGTTACAGGATCAAACTCTTATAGTGCAGGGATGGCAACTTTTGTGCGCGCCGCCGACAGCGGCCCTACATTTAAGGTTGTCATTCAGGGTTCAAGTGCTTCTGATACTGTCATTGATAGTTCATTTAATTTTGATCCTACTTCGGCACGTTATATTAGAAAAGTTTTTAATACCAATCCAACATTAACCAACGCCACTTTAAATTCATCACGCACTCTTAATTACTGGCTAGGGGAAAGCTTTGAAGGTAATTTAAAATCCTTTAAGGGAACTGATAGTAGCGGTAGCGCGGTTGGCGTAAGTGGATCAACCCCATCGTCATGCTATGGAGTTATATTGAGGCTAGCATCCCCAGACGGTAGTACGGATGGCGCCGACTTTAGAATGAGTAAGAGTAAAAGCCCATCAAAGCAGTTTGCAAAAACAGGATGGTTTATCTCACAAGACCTTTCAAGTGATTCGAGTGCTTATAATCCGTCCGCGATGCAGAAATTATTCCGATTATGCGGCCGCGAAATGGGAGAAGAGACTCAACGAAAAATAAAAGTTTCTATTAAAGATATAAAAGCATCAGTAGACACAACCATAGAACCGTACGGTAGCTTTACAGTTGTAATTCGAGAAGTTGACGATACCGACGCGAATCCACAAATTTTAGAACAATACAATAAATGCAACTTAAATCCCGCTTCGGATAATTATATTGCCACACTAATTGGTGATAGGTTTGAACAATGGGATGATGCTGGTCGTCGCTACCGTAGTTTTGGTGATTATCCAAACAGTTCTAACTATGTTTATGTAGAAATGAACAATCAAGTAGATCGCGGCACTGCAAACACTGAATATCTTCCTTTCGGTGTTTTTGGACCCCCTCGATATTTGGGTTTCGCCGTTTCGGGATCGGACGCCGCAACATATGATTATTCTAGCGCCCCCCAAGGCGGCACCGGAATGTTTGTTGAATACGGGTCTGCAAATCCGATGGAAGCTCCCTCCGCCGGAACTTTCAATACTTCATCCGAAGGCCAAATAGTTAATGCAAAATTTAAATTCCCTGCCTTAAGGCTTCGTGCAAGTTCGTCTGAAGGGGGCACCTTGAGTGATCCCAGAGATGCTTATTTTGGGGCCGACACTTCATATAGATCTAGTCGTTTTGATCAAAGCGTCCTCGAAGTGTTGCGCGGCAAAGCAGAAGACACTGATCCTTGGGATGCCTCGACAGGCCTCACTGAATATTCATGGGTTTTCTCTCTTGATGATGTGAGAAATATTAAGACTACTTCGAGCACTTATACCGGATCTTACGGCGTACATGCTGTTTATGAATCGGGATCCCGAGTTAACGGAACATCTTATACGATTCACACAGGATCAAAAGCCGCATCCGAGGGCACCCTCGGCCCCGCAAGCGCTTCGTATCAAAATGTCATCGACGACGTAGAAGGAGGAACCTCCGCAGGCTGGAATCAGTTTACAACCTGCTTGCACGGCGGCTCGGACGGCCTAGACATTACAGAAAGAGACGCCTTTAACAACTCAGACTTGGAGGAGAAAACCGAGACAACCTGGGCGCCTTATAATTCTATTAATGTTGCTATTGATTCTTTGCGAGATCCAGAAGTTGTAGAATATAATTTAATAGCAATGCCTGGTATAACCAACAATACACTTAATACAAAATTAGTAGAAATGTGTGAAAATCGCGCCGACGCATTAGCCGTTATTGATCTTAAGGACGGTTATACTCCCGACACTGAAAATGATCAGTCGCGAACTCAACGAAAGGGCAGCGTCGCTAACGTTATCAAAAACAAGAAAAGGTATTTGCTAATTAATAGTAGTTATGGTTGCGCCTATTATCCATGGGTTCAAATTCGAGACACTATAAATGGCGCAACTTTATGGGCACCCCCATCAGTTGTTGCGATAGGTGCCATGTCCTATAGTGAGGCGAATTCACAACTTTGGTTCGCACCAGCCGGCTTCACACGAGGCGGTTTGAGCGCAAACCGAGCAGCGGGAATTCCAGTTGTAGGAGTTGAAGAACGACTCACTTCTAGACAACGCGATGATCTATACGAGGCAAATATTAACCCAATTGCAACATTCCCAGCTGAAGGCATTGTAATTTTTGGTCAAAAAACGTTGCAATTGCAAGCTTCGGCACTTGATAGAATTAATGTTCGCCGCCTGCTTCTTTTCTTAAAGAAGCAAGTTTCAAGATTTGCAGCTACAATTCTTTTTGATCAGAATGTTCAAGTAACGTGGAATAGATTTAAATCAAAAGTTGAACCATTCCTTAGCGATGTTAAAGCTGGCCTAGGTATTACTGATTATAAATTAGTTTTAGATGAAACCACCACTACCCCGGATCTTATCGATAGAAATATTTTGTATGCAAAAATATATATTAAACCTGCGAGAGCAATTGAATATATTGCAATTGATTTCATTATTACGGACTCCGGAGCATCTTTTGAGGACTAAAAATTTAATTTGATTCTATTTATTAATAGAAGAGCAAAAAGGAGAAATTAAAAAATGAGCAAGGGCACCAATTTTTGGAGTTCGACAACGGTAGACCCTAAGCGAAGTTTTCGTTGGGTTCTAATTCTTGACCAAATTCCCACTTATGTCATTCGTTCAACCGCAAAGCCAAGTTTTACTATAAATAATATTGCACATCAATATATTGGGTATTCATTCAATTACCCAGGCAGAATAACCTGGAATAATATTGAAGTAACTTTGGTTGATCCAGTTTTTCCTGATGCCTCTGCGAAAATAGTTAAAATTCTGCAAGCTTCTGGCTACGCCATCCCAGGCACCGAACAAGCAGCTTCAATCTCCTTTAGCAAGTCTGATGCCGTTGCTGCCCTCGGCGTACCGGCAATAGCACAATTAGATGCTTCTGGTCGCCAAATTGAGAGATGGACCTTATGGAATGCGTGGATTGAGCAGTGTCGTTTTGGAGCCTTAAACTATACCGAAGACGCAATGCTCAACATAACTGTAACTCTTCGATACGACTGGGCTCAATATGAAGGCGAACCAAAGAGCAGCAAAAACCCAACCCCAGATTTAATTATGGGCAATGGTCCGGATCAGCTGCAAGCTATTCAAGAGCGCAGAGCAGAGATGGGGGCTCAGCCATAAAAAGTGATAATTTTATGATTTTTAAGATTATTCATAAAGGAGCATAAAAATGATTGGTGACGAAGTTTTTTCTCCAGGCGCCTGGCAATTTTATAGCAACCCAGCAGTAAGACCCAAAAGAGCTTTTGAGGCCATTTTATTATTTGGCGATTTAATGTTTGGAGGTAGAGATGTAAATGCTTTTCCTCCTTTTGTAGTCAAGAGCTTCAGTCGCCCGGGCTACAGCACTCTTGAAAAAAGCACCTCTACATATCAATTAAAATCCGGAGACTTTGCAAAAGTAGATTACCCCACACAGGGATTTACTGTAAAACCAATTTCTGTTACCCTCCTTGATGTAAATACTTTTGGCCGCCAAGGAGCCGACACTGCCGGCCACATCAATGCATCATTGGCAATGATGCAAAAAACATGGAAATATGAAGAAGCAGTAACTGGCATGAAAGAAGGCGCCCCAAACAGACAATATGATTTGTTTATGAAAGGCTATGTAATGGGAAACCCTAAGCTTATTACAATTCTAGAATTAGATGGCGGAGGAGGGACGCTTGGAGAGTGGAGTATTTACAAACCAATTTTAACTAGTGTAGATTTTTCTGACATTAATTATGGAGCGGCTGGTTTTGGAACGGTAAGTTTAAAATTTGATTACAAAAATTTTAAATTTGAGCAAGGGTGGTCTAAAAGAGAACTAAAGAGTAGATTAAGTGCTGCTGACGCAGAAAAACAACAACAATTGCAAGACTTATTTAGCAAAAGCTCACAATGGACAGCGCGCACTTTTTAAAATATATTTTTAATTAAAAACTATATACATTATAATGAGAGGTAAAAATGAGTGAAAGATCCAATGAAAATAGACTTGGGATTGACCCAGTCGCTTTAGAAGAAAATGATGAATTAATAACCCCACCACCGGAACAAGAAAGTTTAAAGTTTATAACTCCTACTGAATTTGTAGAACTTCCAAGTAGGGGACAATTTTATAATTCTGATCACCCCCTTCACAATCAAGATGTCGTAGAAATCAAGCATATGACTACAAAAGAAGAAGATATTTTAACTTCTGTAACGTTGCTAAAGAAGGGACTGGCATTGGATAGAATGCTTGAAAACATCTTGATAGACAGAAGAATAAAAATAGATGATTTGCTTTTGGGCGACAAAAATGCGCTCGTCATCGCGGCGCGCCTACATGGTTATGGCCCAGAATATGAAACAACAGTTAAATGTCCGGAGTGTTTAGAGTCTCAAAATTATTCTTTTGATTTAAATTCGCTTAAAATTAAATTTCCCACCGACGAATTATTAACGAAATATAATATTGAAAAAACTATAAATAATACTTTTTTAATCCCGCTTCCAGAAACTGATTATACGGTCGAAGCCAAATTTTTGATTGGCCACGATGAGAAGAAAGTTTCAAAGGCGCAAGAACATAAAAAGAAGAAAAACTTTCCAGAAACCCCCGTTAGTGATTTTTTGAGATTTGTGATTGTCTCAGTGAATAATATCAAAGACACAAGTTCTTTAAACAATTTTATTAATACTTTACCCGCCTTACATGCTCGTTATATAAGAAAAATATATAATGATCTATTGCCAACTCTAGATATGAAACATTCTTTTACTTGTTCTGTTTGCGAACACACAGGGGCCACGGAGGTGCCCCTCAATGCCAACTTTTTTTGGTTTAACGCATGAGTATATGGAACAAGTTTATGAGCAATTCTTCCTATTAAAGTATCATGCTAATTGGAGCTTGCTAGAAGTTTATAATTTGCCAATAGGGTTACGTCGATGGTTTTTTAACAGACTTGTCAGACAAAAAGAAGAGGAAGCAGCTCCCGCCGCATCACAAGGATCTCAAGCCCCACCAGGCCCGCATGGCCCTTAATTAATACCAAATAATTTCAAAAAATAAATGCCTCAACTAATTATAGTGAACTCTTTTGTATAAAAGGAACTTTTATCTATGACCGTCAAAGAAGACGCCGCCGCGGCATCACAATTAGAAGCAACACTAAAAAGAATTCTAGCTTTATATCCTCAATTAGAGGAAGCGCAAGAGCCATGGATCCAAGCAATTGCAAATGGAAAGACTTCCACAGATGCAATCACCGAACAGGTAAAAGAACAGCTTGGTTTATACCACGAGCTTGCCACAGATAGAGAGTTAGAAGCCAAAGCTCTGGATACACAAATAAGCACACTTGGGGCGGTAATAAAAGCACTAGGTGCCAAGAAAGAAGCTAATAAAGAGATTCTAGCTAGTTTAAAATTACAGCAGGCGGAGTTAAAGAAACAGCAAGAACCCAAACGGACTCTTCCAGGCGCGCCACCGGCGGCTGCATCGCCAGGCAATTCAGCTAGCTTTGTAAAAGATGTTGGGGATACCCTTTCCGGCGCCGGAAGAGACGTCGCAGACAAGATTGGGAAGATCATGGGTGGCCGCGTTATAAATTGGATGGAAGAGGTCGTAGATGCCGGCTTAGAAAAAGCTAAAGCCGGAGCGCTCACAGCCATTGGCGCTTATGTCGTAGCAAAAGCCGGCGCCGAAGCAGCCGGCGACGTTGCGAAGGGAGCTATTAGCGGTCTTAAAGACGAGTACATGAATGTCAATAAAGTAACCACAGCTTATGCCAGAATGACAGGCCTGATCATGGATAAAGACGCGGCCGTCCGCAAGGGAAATGATGAAGAATATACCCTAGCCCAGCGCCTGATAGAAAGCCAACGAGCAATGAAAGGCCTTGGAGTTACCACAACAGAACTCATGGAAACACGAACCAAATTGCACACGTCATCCCTGACATTTGGGTTACTAACGGCTAAGAACACGTCACTAACACGCGACTTCACTGATCATATGGTTAGAGAAGCTACAGCATTTACAAGGCTAGGACTATCCACAGAAAATTATGCTAAAGCATTAGATGTAGTTGGCAAAACATATAAAAGTGATAATGTGATAGGCACCACCCGCGATCTTGGGGATCAGTTTGTGAGAATGGCCCGTGCTTCTGGGCGCACCGTTGATTCTATCGCTGGAGATTTTGAACCAGCCATGAAGCAGCTGTCCGCATACAGTCTACCAAAAGCAAAAGAAGAATTTATTAAGCTCAATGCAATTGTTGCAGTTACAGGTGTTTCGATGACTACATTACTCCAAACGGCTGGACAATATGATGAACTAGATAAAGCTGCTAATAAAGTTGGCGACTTGAACGCAATGTTGGGAGGTCCGTATTTAAATACTCTAGATATGGTCAATGCCACTGAAGCTGAGAGAATCGAGATGTTGAGAGAAGCGGTACAAGCCAGTGGCCAAAGCTTTAATGAAATGGACCGCTTTATGCAAAAGTCAATTGCATCAGCAGTCGGAATGGATGTAGAACAAGCATCTAAATATTTTATGGGCGCCCAAGCAGAGGTCGACAAAGTTGTCGCAAAATCCAAAGATACTACAACCACTCATGAAAAAATGATCCAACAGGCCAAGGAGAATGCGGTCTCAATTAATGAACAATTTAAAGCCACCTCGCAGTCGATGGTTTTAGTAGAGAAGGCCTATAAAAACGTCGACGAAATTGGCCGGAAAATAGTCAAAAGCCTTGACGTCGTCGCGAATAAAGTGCGTAGTTCTATAGGCGGCGTCGCCAGCAATGCTCTGCGGGAATTCAATGATCTTTTGAAATCTGCATCCGAAGACGGCAAAACCCTAGGCGAGGTCTTAACAACTGTTGGGAAAGGTCTTTGGAGTTTTGCAGAAGAAAGCTATGAAGCGATGAAGAGCCAGAAAATTATGGAAGGCGGAGGTAAGCCGCCGTCCGCGGATTCAAGAGATCTTGAATCTAGGGCCCCGGGATCGGTGCTCACCACATCAGGCGAAGTGGTCAACAGGCCGCCCGGGCACGCCGCAGCACGTTTACACCAAGTCACCCAGGATGAAAAACTCAGAGCCGAAGTGAGAGAAGAAAAAATGAAAGAACAACAATCCACGGCTGCAGCCGCGACGGTCGCACAAAACCTCGATGTTACATTAATGTTACGAGGCGATGTACTTGCAAGGTTTATTGAGGAGGTCGGAGAAAACTTGCAAAATAAAGTAACCGCCGGCGCCCTGACATATAAACCCGTATCGTCTTGGGCCGGCCCCTACAAAGGTGATAGGTTTAAATAAATGATTAGATTAAAACACAAAAGGAAAATGAAATGGTAGTAAGCAAAGCACCACCACCGGTATCACATCTTAAAAGTGGATACAAAGTATTTTCCTTTGAGCCCTTACATGTTTCATTAAAAGATACAGTTGTTGGGTATCATGCACTATTAATTCCAGTTGAAGACTTTACGATTAGCCAAAACTTTAATGCAACATATAATGCACAGCAAGTATATGGACGAATGGACCCAATTGCAACATATTCAAATACCACGCGAAACATGCGATTTGGATTTAAATGTTCAGCACACCATGTTTTAGATGGCCCCCAAGGTGTAGTTAACAATATTCGTAATATAAATTTACTTACTCAACTTTTATATCCCGCCTATTTCGAAACCGGCGCCACAATAAATGGAGATCCAACAGCAGTTTTAGGAGCGCCCCCATTTTTTAGAATCAAATATGGAAATTATGTTGGCAGTTTTTCCGCCGGAGGAGAATTTACAGGAGAGTCTGTTAATGGTTTAACAGGATATATTGGCAATCTTGGGCATGATCTAGGAACAATTCCCAAAAATGTCGCCTTTGGGAAACAAGGAAAAGATAAAGGATATCGTGCGCTTCCACGAGAAATTAAAGTCGGTTTTGATTTTACGGTTGTTCATGACGAGCTTGTAGGTTGGTACGGAGATAAGTTTAGTCCTAATGGCTATGGCCATAATTTTCCATATAATGCTGGCGAGTGGAAAAAGAGGAAAAAAGATAACCGTACCACCAGTACCCCCGGCAGCAAAAGCACCGTTGACGGCAGCTCCAAAGTATCTGTAACACAAAAAAACGGCACCATGGATGGGCCCGCTGACCTGGAGGCGCGCAACAATGATGAGTTCAGTATGCACCAGCAGTTACTAGCAGTCAATATGGAAGAAGCTCTTGAGCTTGGAGATGTATCCACGTCAGAATACGGTCTTGGCATGCCAACATATAGTGCGTTCGATTCTCGAACTTGGCAGCAGCGCGCGCTGGCGAATCTGGGAAATAACTAATTATGGCCTTTAAATTTTCGCGATATCTTAACAGAACAGTATTGAGAAACTCTTCTCCGCAATACACTAAATTACTTTCTAGCAGAAATTTACGCTTCATAAACCATTTTGATACAGCAAATATGAACCATCCCACAGGCCAATTGCTAAAAGCGCTAAGTGTAGAAAATGAAGTATGGGGAGTAGGAAGCCGTTTTTATAAAATAGCTGAAAAACACTATGGCGATCCAACATTATGGTGGATTATTCCATGGTTTAACAAACTTCCATTAGAATCTGATTACGAACCGGGCGAGCTTGTATACGTTCCAAAACCACTAAATGTTATTTTAAACTTTTTTGAGTAACTGAGAGAATAAAGATGACTACTGACTGCACAGCACAATTATTAAATGCCAATTTAAAAAAATCGTGGTACAAACAAGCATTTTTGATGACTTATCTTCACCCCCTTATAAATCCCTTGGCAGATCATACACTTCCAAACGCCTCCGTCAGCAAATATATTAAGTTAGCAAAAACAGACCAATCCAGCGATGCAATTATTAATAAGTTAACGGTTTCTCCAGACGTCATGACTTTCTTCGAGGGACGCCCCATCGATTATAGCCAATTAGTGCCACATATTGAAATATATAAAGTTTATCTTAAAAATAGACAAACTGTGTCGGAAGTTCTTTTTCCTTTTAAAGCTTATACTAATTTTAATGAGGAATGGGCGCCTGAAAATCTATTAGCGGCACCCTTTCGAGGAAGGGAGGCCGGCCTCCAAAGCGTTGATTTGAAAATGGACGGTGCGGGGAAGAACCCCTTTTCTGCTAATATCATGTCAGTTAGTATAAAACTAGTTTTCAATGATGTTAAAACCTTATTTGCAGAGTGGATGAGTCCGGAGGGATTTAGTGTTCAATATGCAGATTTGATTAGATATCCTCCCGGCAGTTTATCGGCGGACACGGACCCTAGAGCCCTCCCAGCGGCCTTTAGAATAAGATTGTCTGTAGGGTGGAATGCAAACCCAAATAATCCAATATTTAAAGAAAAAAGAGGAGGTGAGGACTTTTTTAACGCTGTTAGAAACTCAAGAATGAATTTTATTGGAGATATGTATACGCACACTATGGACTTTCTAGAAGATGGGTCTGTAGCAATAACTATACAATATAAAGGCGCCCTGGAAGGGGCGATGAGTAACGTCAATGCTGATTTAATGAATAGTTACAGTCTCGATGATAATGGAGAAATTCGTCAACTAAAAGCAGAGCTAAATAAAGTTGAGTTAACACATTGGGAAGCCGCCGCGAGAAATGCTAAGGGGGCCCGGGCGAAGCGGTTCCAAGATTTATTAAAACAGAAAGACACCCTTCTACAGCTAAAAGCGACCAACAAGGCCATCGACAAAGCCCAAGAAAGGGTTGAAAACTCCGGAGAAACGTTTGCCAGCGTTGGAGACGCCAAATCTAAGGACTATACAGCCCTTCAAGCTTCCGCAAAAAAAGCAAACTTTACCAATCAATTCACAAGCAATTTAGAAAGCTTACGAGGAATTGCGCGACAGTTACCAGCAAGACAAATTTCATCTGAGCAATATCAAGCCCAAGAAGAGGCAAGAGTTAACAAATCGCTTCGACAATTAGCTCCGGGAATTGATGAAGGCGGCGCAAAAAAGTATAAAGAGGCATTACAAAAAGAACAAGAAAAAATAAAGGCAAAGCTTCGAGTTTTAGAAGCAACAATCCGCAGCCGCAATTTATATGTTTTTGTTAAGGAATTGCTGAACAATGATCGAGTAATGTGGCTAGATACTACCAAAGAAAGCGCTTTTCAAAACTATCTTAAATATCAGAAAGAAATTCAAGAAGGTGGAGTAGAGTCAGAAGGAGACGCCGCAGAAGAACAACTGATTATAAATTCCATACAATCGGACTGGGGGGTCGTTAATAAAAGTGACGCAGAAGCAGCAAACACCAAAGTTAAGGAGACATTGGGCACACAAACTGAGGTCATTACTAGTGGAAGTGATAAAAAAACTAGTATTCCAACTAGATTTTTCTTAGCAGATGATTATACTCCTGGTGAAAAGATTATGTTTTTTACGCTGGGAGATTTAATTTCTACTATACTGAAACACAACAACTTTGGAGAAGGAATAGAACAATTGGCGCCCAACTTTAGGATCATTTTTGGAATAATGGAATATACTCCCCCCGGCCGCACAAATGTTTTGATAAGTAGTTTATATTATTTACCTATATCTTTAGAAATTTTTGTAAATTTTTTAGCCAAAAAAATTGTAGGAGAAGGAAAAAAAGCATACCCCTTAATGTTATTTCTTCGAGACCTAATTAAGTTTGTTATGAGCAATGTAATTTCCACAGCGGGCTCTGGCCCGGGCGGCGCCATGTTAGAGGCGGTTAACGGAAAGCGTCAAAAGTTTGAATTAGATATTACCTCTATTGATCTCCCTACAAGACTAGTAGAAAGCAAGCTCACTAAAAAAGGCCACCACAAAAATCCAACTTTAGATTTGAACGGTAAAAATAAACAATTCCTTCGAACATTTAAAAAGCTCCCCATTAATAAAATTTCTAATGTATTCTTGTTACACGCAAAGAACAGCGAACCGTTTAAGCAAAGAATTAAATCAACTCTTTCAGCAAACTTGCTAGAAGATCGAGTAGAGGGTATTTTTCATTTTATGGTGGGAGGCCCCAATAGAGGATTACTAAAAAAAGTAACCTTTACAGAAAACACTGATGCGTTATTTGCTACTGCCATGTGGAGGAAAGCGGCCGGATCTGGAACTGACAGCGAAAGAGGAGTTATTAAGCCTGCTAAATTTAGTTGCGAATTGACCTTAATTGGTAATCCATATTTTTATATTGGTCAGTATTTTTATATTAATACGGACTTGATTAGTGGAGGTCACTTTTCTAAAGAGCTTATTATGAACGGAGGGTATTATTATGTCATTGGAGTAGATACCTATTTTACAAGCTCTAAGTGGGAAACAAAAGTCAAGGGCGTTCTTACAATAGCTGATACTGCTATTCGAAATGGCAGCTTATACAAACCACTGACTCTCACCAAAGATCAATCTAGTGAATATCAAGTGCACCTCGCCGCCCGCGTACGAGAGCTAGAACAAAAAAGAGCAGAAGCATTAGCAGGCCTGCCTGATTTTGCAAAATACCCGATAGTGATTAAATTCTAATGGCTAATTTTGACACAAAACCTTACGCCTCAAACACAGTAGGGCAGCCAGCTTTGTTCGAGCAAAGATTGTTATACAAAGAAAAAGCTTTTTCGCGCCTCTTTGACCCAACCCCTTTGGATACTATATATGAAAAACCATTTTACGGAAAGGTAGATATACATGGCACACCCATATATCCTTCCGAAGTAAACATGGCACAGTTGCCGGGCCCCGGCTTAATTTTAGCATTAGATTTTGTTGTTGCTGCCTTCAAAGATTTTAAAGAATTCATGGATAAAGCACTGGCAACACAAGGGTTGTTTAAGGACCTTTTTCCTTCTTTTATGCCTCGCTCCGCAACTAAAAGTGTTCATCAACTTTACAATAGTCATTTTGTAAAAAATGTTTTTGAAGTTTTTGCAAACAGCTACATAAATGTACCTAAAATTAATAGAAAAATTAAAAATTTTAATGATCTAGTCACAGAATTTATAAGCTATTCTCGCTTAATGGCTGATCAATTTCCAATAACAAAAACTGGCTACATCGTTTCTCCACGCTGCCCCAACGCTATTAGTGGCCTTTTTATTGAATTGGGGCGCTTCCCTTATGGCGATGATCTTGCCAAATATAATAATTTTATCTCTAAGCCTTCTTTTAATAGATATTTGAGAGTTGCTACAGCTTTTGGGTTTTATGTAGATAAAAATGCACCTTGGAGAGTTGCTGTAAATATGGATTCGCCTATCATGACTGGTAAACATGGCGAACATCCGGGCATATGTCCGTGGTCCGACCCAAACCCTGACAATCCAAAACCCTCGGGCTATATGGAACGTTTTGGAGTGAACCTAGAGGATAATAGTGTTTTTTCTAGTTATTTTTATGAAAGCGAATACTTCTCATATGAAAGCTTAAAGGCCCGCCTCTGGAATTTATATGCAACTTTGATGGTCAACCCAAATTCTAAGACCTACGGCACAATATATAAAATAAATAATTGTACTTATACCACTTGGAATAATATCGACGGCAACAGATATGAAACAAGTATAAGTGAGGGCGCTAGAGATACGATCCCCCTCGACTTCGATAATAAATTTCAAAAGGAATATACAGATGAATATTTCTTACCAGTTTATTTAAAAATAAGATTAGCAGAAAGTCACATTAGATTTAGGCCGCGGCAATTCACTGCGGCAATGAAAAAAATATTAGACTATAATAGAGCTTTTGGTATACAAGCCGCGATTTCTTATTTGGGTTCCTTAGTGCAAAGAACAAACATATATGAAAAAATCCCAATTGATAAAGAAGCTCCTTATAAAATAAAATATTTTGGAACCTCCATTAGTTCAGGCTTGCATTCCTATAAAGCCTCTGATATAATTAAAAAAGAAAAGGAACCAGAGGCCACTAACATTAAGTACTAATCTAATGATTTTCCAGACTTTCGATGATAAAAAGAAATGTGTTGCTGTTTTTGTGAAAGACAAAATTCATAAAGATAAACTACCAACCCCCCTTACAAAAACATGGAGTTATTCAGAATTTCTAAAAAATAAGGATGTTGAATACGCAAAATATTATTGCGGCGGCAAAAGCCTTAGTGAGGCGTGCCCCGACCATTTAAGGAAAGAGTGGGAGGATGTAAATAGAAAATTAGGAGCTTTTCATCGGGCAATGACTGAAGCGAAATTAGAACTTCAAGAGCATTGCTTTTTTGATCTTGTACCCCCGCACTTTTTATTAAGCTATGCGCGTATTAAGAGCAAAATTTGCGCCCATGTTTTTTCAAATTTTAAAAAACCACAAAATTATGAATTTATGGCGGCCCTTGCGAAAGCTTTAACAGAGATAAAAAATACGAAACTAAATATAGATACAACCTCCTTAGATGCACGCCGTTACGAATTTAAAGTGCGCCGATTCCTTAAAAAAATAAATGACACATCTCCTTATATTGTGTACAATGCACAAGGCACTAAAACTGGAAGGCTTACATCAAAATCTTTTCCGATTTTAACAATGGATAAAGAATATAGAACAATATTAAAACCCAACAACAAGTGGTTTTTAGAGCTAGATTACAATGCCGCAGAACTTCGCGTAATGCTTGCGCTCTTGGGTAAGGAGCAGCCACATGAAGATTTGCATGCCTGGAACTTGAAAAATGTATACAAAGGTGTAGGCACAAGAGAAGGGGCCAAAAAGAGAATATTTGCATGGCTGTACAACCCAGAATCAAAAGATCGTCTTTCGAATCAGTGGTATGATAGAGAGGAGCTTTTAACAAAATATTGGGATGGAACTCGTGTCAAAACACACTTTAATAGAGAGATTGAAGCAGACAGACACCACGCTTTAAACTATATTATTCAATCAACGGCGGCTGATCTATTTCTTCGGCAGATGATTAAAGTTTGGGAACTACTTAAAGATAAGGAATCTCAAATCGCATTTTGTTTGCATGACTCCCTTATAATTGATTTATCCGAAAAAGATGAATCGCTGGTGCACGAGATAAAAGAAGAGTTTGTGAGTACCGATCTAGGCAAGTTTAAAGTAAATATTTTTGGTGGCAAAAACTTTGGCGACATGAAAAGGATGAATGTAAGATAATGCAGACAATAGTTGGGTTAGGAAAAGCAGGATGTAGCATAGCAGATAAATTTGCTCAATATCCTCAGTATAAAATATATAAGATAGACACAGGACTTAAAAAAGCCCCGCGTTGTTATAATTTTCCAGAGCACAATCACCCTGAAAAATATGAAGAACAATGCCCTAACTTAAAAAGCTTTTTTAAAAATGTAAAGAACGATGTCTTGTTTATAACGAGTTGCGGCTTTATCTCGGCCGCGTTACTTAGGATTATAGAACAAATAAAACATAAATGCCAGATAAGCATATTATATATTAGGCCAAATCGGACACTTCTCCCAGAATTAAAGCTGCGCAACGATAATGTTATTTTTCATGTACTTCAAGAATACGCTAGATCCGCTGTATTCGAAAGGATATATTTGATAGATAACGAGCAAATAGCTAAAATCGTTGGGGATGTCCCCATCCGAGATCACTTTGACAAATTGAATGAATTAATTGCATATACAATTCATATGATGAATGTGTTTAACAACTCGGAGGCGGAAACTACCACATTTGCTCCTTTCGTAGAGACAGCGCGAATGTCAACTTTTAGTTTATTAAATTACGAAACTGGTGAAGAAAAGCTATTTTTTGATCTTGACATACCGCGAGAAAAGAGGTATTATTATGGGGTGCCTGAAAAAACGCTCCAAACCGATGGGACACTGTTAAAAAAGATCGGAGAGCAGCTAAAAGAACAAAAACAATATGATAAAATGAAGATGAGCTACGGAGTTTTTTCAACTAACTACAATGATATCTATGCATTTAGTTTGTTGAACAGCTCAGTAGTTCAAAATAATAATTTTAGACTTGACAAAGATTTAAATTTATAGTATTATATAAAATAGCGGTACAAGAGAGTTATTGTACTGACTTTAACAAAAAAAGGAGACAAGAAAATGTCAATTGATTTAGATAAAATGCGCGCACGCA